TCTCGTTGCGCAGTTCGTTCTTGACCTCGGGGGTCGCCGATTCTGCGCTTGCGGTCTTGATTAGGTCGGCTGAAACGCCGAGTCCGATGTATGCCATCATGTCTCCTGTGTTGTCGGTGTCGTTGTCCCACCCGGTGAATGGGGCGTCGGTTTGATTCTCTGATGCCTCGTTGGTCCACCAATCGAGGAACATCTCCAGCGTGCATAGTAATTCACGCACGTCGGCGATTTCGTTGTCGTCGCCTGCGAGCATCTCGTCGAGTTCTGCCTTGATGCAGTTGATGAGGCCAGCCTGAATCTGCTTGAGTTCGTCAGCGTCATGGACCTGGTCTTCCGCTGCCTTCGTGGTGTCGGCGTCGGCGCCCTTCCAATTGTCCGGGATAAGGTCTTCGCGGCCGAGCGCCTTAGCGCGTGCCTTGATGTGAGCCTTCGTTGCTTCCGGGTCCTTTGCGCGGCCGAATGCGGAAATGGCGTTCTTCAGGTCACCGATGTTGTTGATTGGGTACGATCCGCTTGGGAGCGCGTGGCCGGCTGCTGCCGCTACCTGGCGCTCCTGGTCGGTGTAGGCGCGCTTTTCGGTGTCGGCGTCGGCCGCCTTGTCTGGTTCGCCAAAGATTCGATTGTAAAGTCCAGGCGCTTGGTTCTCGGTAATCGCTTCCGAGGCAAACTGCGTCATGCGGTAAGCCTCGCCACTCAAGCGGTTGGCGGCACCGGACGATTCGTATCCCTTTGCGGCGTCAGCGTGAGCATTGGCTGCGAGGTCGTGAACGGTTGCGGCTTGGCGTAACAGAGAGGCGCGGTCGCTGTCGTTGCTCTTTGACGCTGCGTCTCGAAGTCCTGCGGCAATTTCGCGGTGAGAATTTGAGGCGTCTTTGTGCTCTTCTGGCGTGCTTGATGGATCATCTTTAATGTCCTTTGATGCCTGCGTCATGCCACCGGCTCCCCACCGACCGTGCTCGTCACGCTCCTGATCAGGGTTGTACTCCTTGACGATTTCGGGCTCTGCGTCCTTGATGTCGCGGTTGTCAAGTGCGACCGGGGTCGAGACGCGCTCGGGCTCGAGGTTTTCGCTGCGTCCCTCGGGCTGGTGGCCTGAGCCTGCGCAAACGTCGCAGTTGGTCTCCTGGGTGTTGCCCTCGACGTTGGTCTTCTTGCCGGTGCCGGAGCATGCTTGGCATGGCTGCGGCTGGTCCCGGTTGAGCACTTCGTCGGCGACGCCGGGCTCCTCGGTCATGATTGCTTCCGTGTTGAGCTCGGGGCTCTCTGCTTTCTCTGTCACTGCGGTGCCCTTCACTAATGCTCCGTCAACTGACTTTGCGATCTCGATTACTGCGCTCGGATTGGCCGGACGATCGACAAGACTGACTTCGACAATCGTGCCGTCAACAATTCTGCCGCCTGGGGCTGCTTCGTCCTTGACCACTCGGGCGCCCTTGATGCCGACGCTGAAGCCGGTGTAGATGCCCTCTTCGACCATCTTGGCGGCCTGCTCGTCAACGATTTTGGCGGTGACCACGAAGCCGGTGCCGGTCTTGTGCATCTCGGTAGCCTTGCCGACTGCTTTGCTCTGGTGCATCTCTCGGATGTTGCCAATCTCCATCCATGCGGGCATCGCCTTAGCAAGCCACTTGGGGTCGCAGATTTGCTGGTCTAGGTCGAGGGTGTCGTCGGTGGCGAGGCCCTTCACGTGAAGCGTTCCGTCGGTGCCGCGCTTGGCGGTCAGGTTGCCAACGTAAATGCTCTTGATGTGGTCGGTCATTGGTTCTCCGTTAATTGTTGGTCTGCACGGTGCACATGCAGTTTGGGTGGGCTGGTGGGCAGTCCGTGTCGTCAATGCTGTACGGGCTGTTTGCTTCTAGGGCGAGGCAGGCGTCGCATGCTGTATCGTACGCTACCCAATTCCACGTTGTGGCGCCAGCGCTTTGGTAGGTGTCCAGCGCGGCGAGGTTGTACGCTCGGTTTGCCTCGGTTGCTGCGATCACGTCGCCACGAGTGACGGGGTTCTCGAGCTCCTTCAGGTGCGGCGGCCGGCCGAACAGTCCGTCGACGAATCGGGCGATGTTGTCGCCAATCTCGCTGGCGCTGAGCCGCTGGTCCACGCCCTGTGCAATCGTGTCTCTGATTCGGAGCAACGTGGTTTCGTTGATGTCCTTAACCAGATTGCCGATGCCCTGCTTTAGCGCCTCCACTCGGTCTCCCGAAACGAAGCCGCCGGCCGCGTCTCCTCCGAGCTGCGTGGCTGCGGTGTAGAGCACTGCCATTTGGTCGCTGAGCGAAGCCGGGTCAATCGTGACGTGGTTCATGCTCGCCTGTACCGTCGCTGCAATCAGGTCGGAGCTGGCGCCTTGCGGGGTGTTGCGGAGCGCCTGGTCGACTGCGAGCTCGTAGCCTTTGACGCTTGCCTTGATTGCGGCGTTGATGGCCTGCCCGTGCTTGTCGGCGAGGTGTTTCACCGCGGGGTAATTGGGCAGGTCCTCTTTGGCGCCCTTGTCCATTAGTGGCTGTCCAATGCTGCGCCGAGGTATGTCAGTACGACCACCGCCTTTTGGGGTATCAGTTATCTGCGCTTTCAAGACTGCGGCCTCTTCAAGCGTGTGGTACTTGAACTCGAACTCCCGTAAGCGTGGCTTGCTGGCGAACTTGGCGAACGCTTTAGCCTCCTGCTGCTTTGCTGCCTCTACGTCAGTTTCCGGCGTCCCGCTCGCGTCTTGGCCTTCTTGATTCGTGCCTTCTTCGCTTTTGCCAGCCGAAGCTTGGCCACTCGCGCTGTCTGACTCACTGGGGGTCTCCTTCTGTCCGATAGTTTCGCCGGTGGCGCTTACGTCGAGCAAGCCTTTTAGGAATTGGATCGCGTTGCCGGCCACGATGAACGGTTCGTCGGCTTCGGGCATCTCGTAGAGCGCCTGACCGAGTTCGCCCTGTACGTCGTTGAGGGTCTTCTGACCCGAGAACAGCGAGATTTGCAGAGCCTGCGCCTGGTCTTTTTGGCTTTCGGCGTTGGCTCGGTCTTGCATAACGAACGTGACGTTTAGGTCGGCGTCGAGGTAGCGCCGGCAAAGCGAGTTGACGATGTCGGTGATGTAGTTCTCCATCGGCCGCGTCGAGACGGTTTCGCTCGCTTGGGCTTCGCCGTCCATCTGGCCTTTGCCGCCACCGAGCCCGGCTCGGGCCACGATTCCCAGGGCTGATGGGCTGACGCCGAAGATGGCGGCGATGCGCTTGATGATGAACTCGTCGTAGTCGCTCTTGTACCGCTCGTCGGTGCTGGGCATGGCGACCGGGTCGAACCCGTCGGGCAGAACCTTGATGCGGTGGCGCTCTGCGGTGTTTCCGGTGAGGCGGTCATTGAGGATGCGTTCGTAGGCGCTGAGCTTCTCGAGCGTCAGTTCCATGCTGTTCGTCTTCATGAACGTGGTGGGCATGGAGCCAAATTGGTACTCCGCGCGCATCCAGGCTTGGCGATCTAGGTAGAGCGTGGCCGCTGGGATGGCTTCTTCCACCGGGCTGAAACCGTAGGGGCTCCAGGTGCGGCGGTTTTTGACGTAGACGCTCATCTGGTCCGTTTTGTACTCGCCGTACTTGCCGGGCGTGTTGTAGAAGTCGCCATCGCTGTCGGGGCTGGCGGTGAATTCTCCGCGAGGGAAACCCCAGAGCACCTGCTGGAACGCTGGCGATGGTGGGTGAGGCACGTCGCCTCGGTTGTCGAGCAGAATCTTGATGGTCGGTGCGTCGATGATGTCGAAGCCAATCAGCGCGCCGCCGAGGTTGTACCTGGGGTAGACGCAGAGCTGGTCGAAGACGAATACCTGCCATAGCGCCTCGGTCAGCCACTCGCTCCAGCTGCGGTCGCTTTGGACGTACGGGTTCTTCCAGAACAATGTGAGGCGGTTAATCTCGTCGCCGTATTTGTCGCGCCCGAGCCTCGAGGCTTTGGCGTGGCTGCAGTTCTGCTCCTGCATGATTTGGGCGATGGCTGATTCGCTTAGGTCGAATGACCAATCCTGCTTCACGAGGTCGCCCACGCGGATTTCGATGGCGCGGTGGATCACGTCGCATTGTTCTGCGAGCGAACGCAAAACGCCGAAGGGAACTTCCTGCTGCGTAAGGTTTAAATTGGTGGCGACCTGAAATTCATATTTTCGAGGTAGCGCGCGGCCGGTCTCGTCAAGGACAACGTCAATCGGGGCTGGGAGCAGCGGGGCGGCTGGGCCGAGCATGGCGCCGAAGCCTGAGCCAACTAATCCGCCTTCGTAGCCGACGCCGGGGCGGTCCATTGGCACCGCTTGGCCGATGCCGGTCACGATTCCCTGGCCAGCGATGGTCGAGTAGGGCTCCGACGGGGTGGCGCGGTTGTAGTTTGAGGTGCCCATCGGTGTGCCGGCCATGCCTGCCTTGACCGCTTCCGCTACGGCTTCCGCCAGCTTCTGGTCTCGTGCCTTGCGGCTGAATCGGTCTCGAAGTGCCATCTCGTCCTTATCGTGGATAGACCTGGGTGAGGTCGGGTGTGCTGTTTCGTGCGCCGCAGTGCGGGCAATTCGTGGTGCCGGTTGCGACGGGCATGCCGCAGTCGTCGCATGGTGGCGCTAGTTGCTGGAAGAAGCGATCGGCGCTGGTTCCCGAGGCCAGCCCGAGCTCTGCCAGCCCGTGGACGAGCGCGTCGAGGCGGTCTGGCGATGTGCCGCTGTCTGGCAGCCATTGCGTCATCTGGTCTTCGAGCTGCTCGAACACTCCGACGTGGCTCACGCGTCCCTGCTCGTACAAGGCCGCCTGGGGCTCAGCGCGGAGGCGCTTGCCGAATTTGGCGTTAATGCCTTTGTAGGGCGCTGTGGGCATGACTGAGCGGATTGTCATTTCCACCATGTCGCCGCCCTGATTCTTTTCGGCCACGATGCGGTCGGCGTTAAAGTCTTCGAAGGCTTGGACTGCTCGGTGCGCCCAGCCGCTCGGGGTGTCCCGGCAACTGCGATCTGCCAAAACGTAACCGCGGCCGTCGACGCCTTTGCCCACGACGATGATTCCCGTTTCGTCGCTCTCTTCGCCGCTGGTGACTGCCGGGTCGATGGCAACCACGATGCGGACGAGCTCGGGCAGGTTTGCTTCGCTGATTCGAGCGTTCTCGATGTTGGTGATGCTCCATAGGGCACCCGGTGTGTCGAGAAGCAGTTCGCCAAAGAGTTCCTGCCGGCCCAGGCGCGTGCCTTCGTAGCGTTGCCGGAGTTCTTGGAGGGCTGACGGCGAAAGGTTTTTTGCGTTGTCGAACGTAGAGCCGCGGGTGACGACCACTGAGCCGTCTTCTCGCGCTGTGAATTCTTTGATCAGTGGCACCGGGCGTGGCGTGGTGGTGATGACCACCTTTGGGTCGCCGATGCGGAGTGCGGGCGAGATGCCTCGGGTCCACATTTCGTCGTAGGGCCACGCTGCGAGCTCGTCAGCCCAGCCGCCGCTCAGGTTTAGTCCGAGGGCGCCGTCGGGCTTCTCCGCCGACAGGCCGATAATCTTCGAGCCGTTGGTGAGCGTGATGACCAAGTCGCTGCGGTTGTATCCCTGCCGCATGGCGGGGTCTAGCGCCTGCAGGATGCCACTCGGTCCCTCGAAGCAGACGCGCTTTAGTGCTCCGAAGGTCGGGGCGGCGATGAACCACTCGGTGCCGTCATTGAGTAGTGCTTGCTCTAACAGCCACCTGCTTCCGGTCCATGTTTTGCCGAAGCCTCGTCCGGCCATGATGAGCCAGATGCGCCAATCGCCCTCGGGTGGGAGTTGCTGGGGTCGAGCCTTTTGGCGGTAGTCCGACTCGCTGATGGCGAGCTTGGCCTGGCGCGTCTTGGTCGCTCGGGCTTTGAGCTCTAGTGCTTCAAGCCGTTTCAGTTCCGCTAGGCGCTGTTGCAGGATCGTCGTCATCTATCTCCCCGAGCGTCGCTTCCAGCCGCTGAATCTCCGCCTGGATGTAGTCCAGCGTGATGACCTCGGTTTTGATGGGTGCATCGAGGCCCAGTAGCTTGGCTCTGCGGTCCATAATAGCGAGGCAGCGGTCGATGGCCGTCATTGAGTTCTGCGTGTACGCCTTGTGTAGTGCGATGGCAAGGAGCCCGTCAAGGCGCTCTCCCTCGAGGCGGCGGAACTCGTCGACTGCTTCCGCTGGGATGGCGGCGAGGGCTCGCTGTACCCGGGCGTAGGCGGTTGGCTTGCTGCAGTCCATCTGGTCTGCGATTTGCTGGTATGTGTAGCCGCGCGACCGCAGGCGTAGTGCCTCGGTGTCAATGTGCGCTTGCTCTTCTGTTCGTTCGTATCGTGCCATTTGTTAGGACGCCTATGGGTTAGGGCTTAAAGTCAAACTCTTCGCCGGTGGATTCCAGCACGGGCTTGATGCCGGTGAGGGCTTGCCAGCGAGCGCAAATCACGTCGGCGTACCGTGGGTCTAGCTCCATTCCGTACGCGATGCGGTTGGCTTTGTGTGCTGCAATCAGTGTGGAGCCGCTGCCCATGAAGAGGTCAAGGACCAATTCCTTTGGCTTGCTGGACCACTCAATCATCTTTTCGACCAGGGCGATGGGCTTCATCGTCGGATGGAGCTCTGAGCGTGATGGGCGGTCTTCCCGGATGACGGTCGAAATCTCGTTGCTCATGTTGCGGACCAATTCAACCAATTCGGCGTGCTCGAGGTTCTCGAGGTCTGCGTCGTCGTCGATGACCGTGGTGCGGGTGAAGTCGCCGACGAAGTAGTGGCCGGCGCCCTCCTTCCAGCCGTAGAGGATGGGCTCGTGCTTCCAATTGAAGTCGTTGCGGCTGAACGTGGCGCTTTGCTTTACCCAGATCATTACTTGGCTCAGTTTGAAGCCGGCGTTGACGAACTGCTGCGTGAAGGTGGCGCGCTCGTTGTCTCCGTGAGCCACGTAAATGACGCCTCCCGGCTTTAGGGCTTCGAAGTACGATTCGTAGAACTGAAAAGCGAAAGAGCGGAAGTCGTCGTTGCTCATGTCGTCGTTCAGGATTTTGCCGGCCACTCCGCTGTAGCCGTTGGTGCCGACTGCGACGTTGTAGGGCGGATCAGTCCACACCAGGTCGGCCTTCTTGTTGCCCATTAGGTGCTTTAGGTCGTCGGCGCTGGTTGCGTCGCCCACGAGGAGGCGGTGCGGTCCAAGCAGCCAAACGTCGCCCATTTCGCTTTGGGGCTTCTTGGGCAGTGGTGGCACCTCGTCGAGGTCGCCCTCCATCGGGTCTGCCAGGGGCTCTATCTCATCGAAGCCGAATGCGGTAATGTCCCAGCCGTCTTGGGCGAGCTCTGCGAGCGTGTCCTTGAGGATGGCGTCGTCCCATTCGGCGAGTGCGCCGGTCTGGTTGTCGGCGAGTGCGTAGGCGCGGACGGTGGCCTCGGTCCACTCTTCTGGTGCTCGGGACACGCTGATTTTGGTCCAGCCGAGTTTCTTGGCTGCTTCCAGCGTTCCGTTGCCTGCGATCACCACGCCGTCGTAGGTCACGACAATTGGTTTGCGCTGGCCGAACTCCCGAAGGCTGCCTGCAATTGCGTCCAGGTTGCGTTTGCCGTGTGTGCGAGCGTTGCGCGGGTCTGGTGTAAGCGTCTCGATGTCGACGAGCTCGATGTCCATGTTGCTTCCCTTTGGTTTAGGCGCAAGAGGCCTAATCTACTGAACTATTCTCCCATAATGTGGTGACAAAAACAACACTTTTACGGTTTAATCTTCGTCGGGCTTAGATTGCCAATGTTCTAAAGGGTCCGGCCACGGTGGTGGTGTGCTCCGCTGTCACCATTAGCGCGCGGCGGAGTGCGGATTGGTCGAGCCGTGGTGCTGCGTACCCGAGGGCGCCGAGGCACACGCTTGCTCCCGATCCGATTGCGCCGTACGCCACTCCTTCAACCGGCAACGCCTCAACGACGCCTTTGTCTGCTGATATTTCGTAAATGCGGCCTCCCTCGACCACGAGGAGGTTCCAATCGGTTTCTGCGGTGTCGCACTCGAGGATTTGGCGCAGCGTCGGTGTGGCCAGCCTGGATGTGTAGTCAATGAACTGTTGGCCTGCTCTCCACGACCCGGCGAAGCCAATTAGCAGGTTCCCAAACTTGGCGATTTTGGGTGTCGCTGACGGAGCGCATAAATCTCCTACGGCCGCCAAGCTGTCGCTGCCGATCATTGAGCCTGCTGGCGTGGAGATGGCGGCAACGATAGTCATCGCTGGTGGGGCTTGAGGTGGAATGGCTTGGTCGGCCCTGGCGCTTCGAGGCGCAGTCCACAGTCGGGGCAGAACATCCTCGCCCACTTGACCGTCA